CTGAGATGGCACGTACGCGACGACCTGCAGCGTGCCCCGGATCTCATTGAACTGCATGGGGGGATTCCTCCAACGGGTGTATGCCCCGTGGGAGGAATCCCCGGGGCTACGTCTTCGTCTTGGTGCGCTCGTAGTACTCGCGCTGGTAGGTAGACCTGTCGGCCATGCGGTGCTTCTCGCGCGCGCACGTCCGGCAGTTCCGGCAGCCACGCTTGTCGACGTAGGTATTCGCCTCGTCGTATTCGTGACCCTTGGGGCAGTGGGTCTTCGCTCGCTGCCGAGCGCCGGTGACCGTGCCTCTGGTCCGGCGGACCAGTTCCGGCATGCGACCCATGTTCTCCGCGTGCGTCACCGGTTCCAGGTGGCCCGGGTTGACGCACCGCCGATGCATGCAGGCACTGCCGCCGCCACAGTCCGCCGATGCGGTGTGGCACAGGTGATCCAGCTGGCCATCGGTGATCGAGCCGTGCGCCAGCCGATAGGAGAACCGGTGTGCGCGGTTGCCGACCTCGGAGACGAACAGGCCGTACCCGTCCGGCGAGATCGCCCCAGTCCACGGCCAGCACTGACCGGGCCTGCCACGGCGAACCTTGGCCCAGAAGTTCGCGACTGGATCGCCGCGCTCCCATGCCGCCTTGAGTGGATCGCCGGTTCTCTGCCAGCGGCGGTAGTGGACGTTGCACCAACCCCGAGCCGTGTTCGTGCCGGTGCAACCGTCCACCTTGCATTGTGGTCTTCCCGCAGGCCTACCCATACAGGTAAGCGTACAGGATTACGTCACTGCGTACCCCTCTGCATGCCCCGGTACTCCACCACGGCACCGCTGTAGATGTGCCGGATTTTCATAGTCAGTTTGTCGGCTGAGAACATGCTGCCGACCGTCTGATCCGCCTGGGTGAACAGTTCCGGCGCCTCGCGGCCCTGGTAGAAGCCGACCTCGATCGTCGGGCACATGTTCGGGTCCGCGATCAGGAACCAGTCGTTCGCATCGGTCAGGTAGTCAACGACGATGTGCTGGAGGCCCTGATGGATATTGGGAGTGTCCGTCGGCCCGGCAGGGGTGGACGGGATCGCCACCGCGCTGGTGCAGAGCTGGTATGCCAGCTCCTCCAGTTCGTTCGGCACGATCAGGAACTTCGGTGTCAGCGACAGGATGTTGCTGGAGTCACCGTAGCCGGTCTGGCTGCGCATCAGGCCCCGCAGCGTCGACACCGCGGACTGGCTCAGTGCAGCCGCGGTGGTGTTGGCGTGCGTCGCATGGAACAGCGCCACCGAATCGTAGAGGGTCGGGTTGGTGGCGATGAAGTCCCACACGAAGTTGTGCAGGGTCCGCGACGCGGCCATACCGAGACGCTTCGGGATGTTGCCGATCGCCCGGACATCGTCGTTAGCGATCATCTCCAGCGTCAGATCCTCGGTGCCGCCGCGCTTAGTGATCGCGTACGTGACCTCCTCGTCCGCGGGCGAGGTCAGCGGCTGATAGGGGGCGCCCTGGTTGACCGCGGGCAGCGTGCCGTAGCCGCCGAGCCGGTCGATGCGCTGGGTCCGGAAGTCCGCGACCGGGATGATCGACGAGACGATCTGACGCCAGTTCTGCAACGACGGCTGCGCGTACATGGCCACCATGCGTCGGGTGACCGAGTCGCCCAGAATGACATCCCACGACGAGCTGACCAGCGACTCCGTGGACCGGGCCGAGTCGTCGGAGTCGTACAGGGCGCCGATGCTCTCGCGCATGATGCGCTTGTTGAGGTCCTCGCCCAGCGACTTCGGCCGGTAGCCGGTGACGTCCAGGTACGCCTCACGGAAGCTGCGGTACCCGGTGTAGTCGCCGGAGAAGAACCGGTCGAGCGCGTCCTTCTTCTTGTCGAGCGCCTCCTGGGTGACCTGCGCGGTCACGGTCGGGGTGAGCCCGGACAGTTCGACAACGCCCATGGCCGTCTTCAGGGCGGCGATCTGCGCATCGACGTCGGACTCGGTGATCCGGTCCGGGAGGGTGCCGGTCAGCGACTCGATCACGGTGACGGGCAGACCCGCACTGGTCACCTTTTCGCGGATCATGGCCTTGGCCAGCCATGAGGTCTTCGGCTCTCCGGCTTCGGCGGTGCGCTCCGGCTGCTGCGCCTCCGGCGTCCGGGTGTCGCTGTTGGGTGGGGTGGCTTCGCCCGCACGCACCAGACCGAGACCGGCGAGCTGCTCCGGCGTGAGGGTCTTGAACGCGGCGAGCAGCTCTTCAGGCTTCACCTGGGACTCCTGTGTGCTCTGCCCAGCCGGGTCGGCCGGGTCGGTGTCGATCGGTTCGGTGCCGCCCGCGAGAACGCGGGTGGCCTTGCCCCCGGCGGCCGGGTCAGCGACCACATCCGCAGAGTTGACCTTCGTGATGGCGACGGCCTCTTGCATGCGGCGGTTGCCGACCGTGAGGGGCTTGAGGACGGTCATCGCGTCGTGGGACACGCCGACCATCGGCGGTAGGCCTGCCGCTTGCGCGGTCAGCGACGCGTCGAGGGCTTCGGCGGTGTGCGTGGCGCCGGGCAGCAGCACCAGGTCGCCGTCAAGGCCCTCATCGGACGCCTCGACGTTGCGGTAGGAGCCGACCAGGCCGGAGATCGTCGAGGTCCGCAGTTCCTCGTCGGTGCGATGGTGATCGAAGGCTTTGGCGCCCTCGTAGAGGCCGGCAGCCTCACGGAGCACGGCGGCCGGGTAGCGGCGGCCGTTCTTGCTGTCGCCGGCCGCGATGATCCGGACCCGGAAGATGCGGCCACCGGCAGTGTCGGTGCCCTTCGCCTCGAGGACGCGGCCGTCGATCCGGTCAATCCGTTCGACCTGTTCGACCTCGGTGGTCGATTCGGTGACCCGCACCGCGCCGAGCGCCTCCGGAGCCACCGCGCTGCCGCACATCGGGCATGCCACCTTGGCGGGCGCAGCGTCGCCTCGGAATCCGGCTGTAGCGGCTTCCTGTGAACACTCACCGCACATGGGTGGACCGCCGCACCGCGCCTTCAGGCCGTCGGCGTTGGGCGTCACGTGCCCGTGGCCGCTCACTGCGACGCCTTCCCGGTTCGGGTTGGCTTCGGCGCGGCCTTCACCGGATTCTCGGCCGGTTCCGGCTCGACCGCCTCGGGCTCGGCGTCGTCGACCTCGGGCACGTAGCGGCGGGCAACCGTCGCGGTGACCAACATCGTCAGACCGGACTTCAGGTCCACCAGATGCCCGTCCCGGTGCTCGCGCACCAGCCGGATGTCCGCATAGCGCACCGCCAGCCTGGACGCCATGTCGTCGTACCGCGGACGCGCACGCGTCGTCTCGCTCATCTGTTGTCCCTTCTAGGCGGGGCGCAGCTTGCGCACCCGCGCCGCGTCGTCGACCGCGGTCGCCACGTCGTCTGGTTTCGCGCCGGGTTTCGCCAGGTCAGGGGAGTACGGAACCCCGACATAGTCCTCCCAGGCCTTCTGCGCGGCCTTCGCCGACGCCTCACGGGTCAGCGCGCCGATCGCGACGAGCTTCTCCAAACCGGTGGACAGGTTGAGCAGCACCTGGGCGGTGATCTGGCTGTCTGCGGCGGCGATCTCAGGACCGGTCACTGTCACGGCCTGTGACGCACGGACCTGCATCTCCACACCGGTGCGCGGGTCACGGGCCGGAACCATCGCGGGCAGCCTGCCCGCGCGGACCGCCTGATCGACGGAGAACCGTGTCATCTCCGTCTGCTGCTCCAGCCAAACCCGCTGGACACCGCCGATGCGGCGGCGAACCGGCTCGGCCATCGTCAGCGACGTCGCCCTGTTCGCATCCTCGGGTTCGGCAAGCCACGGCTTCGACAGGCCGACACCGGCGGCGATGTTCGTCAGCACGCTGCGGTTCGCGGTCGCGTCCTCGTAGGCGCCGGTCTGTACGGTTTTAGCCTCCCAGGTCACCGCGTCGTTGTGGACCTCGACCGATCCCGACGCTGGCGCGTGCATGCCCTTGCGAGCCGCCACGAACTCATCAACTTCGTTCTGACCACCTTTGACGGTCACGTCCCACACCATGTAGCGCGCGAGAGTGGTCCGGTCGACCAGGTTGGACAGCACATTGTCGTAGCTGTCGAGCCAGTCCAGGACCGTAGACAGCAGCGGCATGCCGCGGACGTCGGTGTCGAGCGCCCGCCATGGCGCCCAGAACATGGCCTTGCCGGAGCGGAGCATCGTCTGGTCGTCGGCAGTGACGAGATCCCACGTGCGGTCGTCGTCGTCTTCGGCGTTGCCTGGTAGCACCACCTGGGCGGGCCACAGCGGGTTCCCTGCCCGAAGCTTGATGTCCTTGATCGCGGACGGTTCGACCGGCGCGAACCGGACCCTGCCGCCCTGCTCGCCGACCATCAGTTCGTACAACTTCTCACCGAGAATGATCTGCGAGCGCAGCCCGAGTTCCTGGATCGAGCCGACCCTGTTCGCCGGGTCGTCCCAGAAATCACGCACCACCTCCGCGACCTGCGGATTCGTGCACTGCCACTTGACGCCGGAATCGCCGACGCAGAACGCCACGTAGGTGTCGACGATGGCGGTCGCCATCGGGTTCGACCGGTAGGCAGCCAGCGAGTAGGCGGCGGCTTTCTCCCGGGTCCAGTAGGGGACCTCACGGCCACGGTTGTGGCCGGCGAGCCGATAACCGCTGTCGCCGTCGATCGGATCGACGCCGAGTGTTCCGGCCATGGCGCCGGTAGCGATGACCTGCTGGTCGGTGGCTTCGGTGAGCCGGGCATGGCGCGCCTGGATGCGGTCGAGGATCCCCAACGCTCAGCCCACCCGCTCGAACTCGATGTGCAGGTCATGGACTGCCACCCTCCGGTACCGGAGGGTGGCGTTGGTCAGGGTGAACGTGAGACCGCCCTGGTCGTCGACCTGCTCTACGGCCGGATTGGTGCAATCCAGGTATTCGCGGCTGAGGTGAAGGCGGTCCGGAGCGTCGCCGACCAGCACGAATGTGCCGTCGTCGAGCTTGTCGATCCGCAGTGCCCACAAAATGTCCAGCACCGCCTCTCGCTGCGGCTGCCACCACTGGGCGCCGTCCCACTTCGGGCAGTCCCAGCACGCGCAGTAGCCGAGGTCGTCGGGGGCGTGCGGGATGCCGAGCACGTCGGTCACGGCGTACCCGCCTTCGGCCCGGCCGCGGCCCAGCCCTCCATGCCCGCAGCCCACAGCCACGCCAGCACCCAGCCGACCGCGCGGACCACCATGCGGGCCGCAAAGAAGAGCACGAACGGCAGCACCATCAGCGCCACCAGCAGCACGCGCCGCCAGTCGACGGACGCCGCGCGGGTGTTGATCCGGTCCACCGCTGCGGTCAGCGTCACCGTGGTCATGAGTGCTGCCCCTGAACGTGCATGCGGTGCATCTCGGCGGCTTCCTCGATGCTCGTAGCCCTGAGTTCCCACGGGCACGAGTGCCTTCCGCCGTTCACGCGCAGGGTGCACCTGACAGTCACTTCGACCTTCGAGTCCGTCACCGGAGGACCTCCTTACAGGCTCAGTCGCCCCGTAGGGCGGAACATCGACGACGGGCCTGGCTTCTGCGCCGGAGCCGCAGCCGCACCGCGCGGCGGCCGGGCCAGGTGCCGCCACCGCTCCAAACCGGCCAGCGCCAACGTCGCCCCGACCAGCGGCGAAATGTCAGCCGACGCGATCTTGCGACCCCACGCCCACGCCCCATCACCCAGCGGACGCGTTTTCGCCCCATCCAGGGCCACACTCAGCTCTTGCTGCGCGAGATGCACCAGCTGCCCCTGCCGGACCGCGTCAGTGAACGAACCGCACGCCGCACTCAGCTGCTGCACCGTCGGCACCCACAACTGGCCGCGCTGCGGACCCTGCCGCGGATCCTCATGCACCGGCGGCATTCGCACGATGCCCGCCTTCTCCAGCGGCAGCAGAAACCTGGACGCCCCCGACTTGTCGTCCAGCACCCAGCACACCGGGTTCAGCCGCTCCTTCAGCAGCAACGCCCGGCCGATCACCCAGCCCGTACCGGCGCCGTGGTCGAGGACCTTCACCCGCGGCACACCGTTCGGAGTGTCGCCCACCGCCACGATCGCCGACCAGCCGCCATCCGGCGTCACGTCGATCGCCAGGGACACCACATCACCGGCAGGGGCCTGCGGGTCGCCGAGCAGATCCCACTCCTCCAGGCTCGGCACGTTCGGGTCGCCGACCAGCTCGTCCAAGTCGCGGGAGATGTTCAAGTAGGCGCGGTCGAACTCGCCCAAATCGTCGGCGTACGTCTCCAGCTCGGCGCGGATCGCCCGATCGGTGACCGTGTGCCGCCACTCCCTCGAGCACTTGCACACCCCGCGCACCGGAGCCGGGCATAGCGCGGGCATGCACGTCAGCCAGGTCGGAAACGCGTCACGCGGCATCCCGGGCAACGCCGTCCAGTCAAAGAACGCCGTCTCGGTACGCCGGCCAGCCTCGAGGGCAGCACGGCCACCCTTGCGCATCGCGTTGAACGGCACAGCCTTCGACGTGCCCGCGGTGGACAGTCGCCACTTCTGCGCGTCCGCCCGCGTGATCATCGCCGGGCCGACCGCCTGATCCGACCGGTAGTCGACCTGCGCGAAATACTCATCCAAGCAGGCCATGTCGAGGGTCTTTCCGTGCCCGGCCTTCTCCGTGTTCGCCAACAGGCTGTGAATGCTGCCGTTGCCCCACAGGATCGCCTCACGGCCGTTCGCCTTACGCGCCTGCCACCGGCCCTTCAGGGACCGGGCCGACTCCAGCATCGGCAGGTGCTCGTCCTCCCACTTCTCACGCGCAGCCACACCCGTCTGCGCCCCGTAGACGAGCCGCTGACGGGGCCGGAACATCGCCCGCCACACCATCGCCGGCAGCAGCAGCGACGTCTTGCCCGACTGGCGCGGCACTGTGCAGTCCACGCCCCGGTAGGCGAGCATGCCTGTCTCCGGGTCGATCTCCAGCCCGACGTCCACCACGTACCGTTGCCACGGCATCAACGGCGTACCCAGCGCTTTCGCGATCCGGGCGACCTTCGGGCCGTACGTTTTGCGGTCGAAGTCGCGCATCGTGCCCCACCGCGGTGGGCACGTCAGCCCGTAGTGCTCCCGGAGCAGCTCCTGTTCGGCCGGCGTCATTCGGGATCGTCGAGGTCGCCGAACTCGTCGTCAGTAGGCGCTTCGGCCCTCCGCCTGCCGGCGGCGATCTGATCCAACGTCGCCCGCAGCTCACGCACCAGAGCCGGAAGCGCCTTGACCGCTTCGTCGCCGGCCTCGTCGATCGCCTTGGCCAGCCGAAGTGCGGCGGCCACGAGCGTCGGTTCCAGCGTCGTCAGGTCACCGAGTTCGGCAAGGTCGTCGCGGGTCACTTCCACAAGCGATCTCGTCGAGTCCACAGGCCACCTCCCGTCAGTCTGCATGGATGGCGGTATGGCTCTGACCGGCGGCGATCAGGGCGGCGATGGTGTCGACGAGCACCACGTCGGTGTCGAGGTAGGCGGGGCTGATGCCTGCGTAGTAGGCGACGGGCGCTCCGCCTCGATCGCAGATCCGGCAGTTGATGCCGACCCCGCAGTCCTCATCGCCGACCAGGCTCATGACCTCATCGAGGTGATCCACAGACAGCCTCCGGGCAGCTCAGGCGCTTCTCGGCGGCCTCGGGTGAATAAAAAGGGAGGG